TGTTGGTAAATGGTATGCGAAGGGCAGGGATGGAAAACCTGCTGGATGTCTTCGACCATTCTTTAGGGTGGTTAACCCTAAAGCCCAGTTTGGCTTGACCCAGCTGTTGCGCTGCTATACTGGCGCAATTTCCCCTCAAGTTACCGAGGAGCAATGGGACAAGTTTAGTACTGGAGTATCAGCAAAAGACGAGTGCTATTCTCAAACACTCGTCGAGATGTTGACTAAGGCATGTGACAGGGCAAACATCACCCTTTCCTATGGTGTTCCCACACCATATTATGCTTACAATCCGAGTGAATCCCGGAATGTGCCAGATCCGTCTGGCAAGTCAAAACCTGAGCTCGAAGCATGGCAGGATCAACACAGGATATCCAAAACTGTGCTTGGCCAGCAATTGATCGCTGGCTTCCAACCACTCTTCAGCATCGTGCTACCCCACGATCTAGATCATCAGATCGACCCGACTTACCCTAATACGGTAGGAAGGATAGGCTTGATTCAGGAACCGGGCTTTAAGTTACGAGCCGTGGCTAACCCTAATCGAGTGTTCCAGCATGCTTTACAGCCGCTGGGCAGGAGTCTGTATGCGTTGTTACGCACACTCCCATGGGATTGCACTCATCAACAGGATAAAGCTTTCCCTGTTGTTCAGGAACATCTCAAGCAGCACCGTGAAGTGTTTTGCGTAGATTTGACTGGTGCGACGGATTACTTCCCGCTGTACCTCCAAGAGTCAATTCTAAAACACATCACTCAGAACGATACACTCGGACAGCTTCGGTTGTTTTTGAAGTTGTGCCGTGAACATTGGTCGGTCCCCAATATACCGGGGGTCGAGTCTATCCAATGGACGAAGGGGCAGCCGTTAGGCCTCTACCCGTCATTTGCATCGTTCGCTCTCACTCATGGAGTGTTATTGTTTGCACTCAATGCGTGTCGTCATGACAATAAGTTCTTTGTCCTTGGAGACGACGTCGTAATCCTCGACGAGAGTTTGCACTCCAGGTACCTCAAAACTCTAGAGGTCCTTGGTTGTCCCATTTCACCCACCAAGTCAATCGACTCAAATCGACTGGCAGAATTTGGCGGAAAGTTGCTCACCGATGAACAGGTGATCCCGCAGCTGAAGTGGAGACAGGTCTCGGATGACAACTTCATCGATGTTATGATGAACTTGGGAGACCGTGCGAGGAGCCTTCTGCGGCCCCGCCAAAAGGCGGTGTATGACAAGCTTAAAATCATCCCCGATTTTCTAGGTGGATGTGGACTTAATCCTGATGGGTTACCCCTTAAGGATAGAGTGGAGTTTTATCTCACTCTTGTCCAGCCTGACCGCAGTTCGTACCTACTGAGCTTATCGGAAAGAGCATCTAAGTATTTCTATGATGCTCGAGGACGTCCGCCGGTGTTATGGCGTGATACGTTCCTCCGCGACCTCGACCAGAGGTCAGCTCATCACGTCCTCAGTTTACTGAGGTTTTCGGAAGAATGGGTCCCAGTCATGGGAACCAACCTCCGGACGGTTGCCCCTGATTTAGGGTTGCCGATCGTGAGTAGTGTAAGGCAAACAACGCTGCTTCAACGCCTTGGCAAGATGCTAGGAGTCTAGACAGCAAAGGACAGCCC